TCAATCGATGTTTGCTAATTCGCCGAGTGCATCAAAACACTCCAACATAAATCTTGCCATTGTTTCTATCACAGGGATAGTAACAGAGTTGCCAAATTGCTTGTATTTTTGACAATCAGATATACCTTCCGGGAAATCAAACGTATCAACGCCGTCTTCAATAAAGGCATATCCTATAAAGCCTTGCAATTTACCCCATTCTCTTGGAGTCATAACCCGAATCCCTTTAGAGTTAAGAGGAGTTGTTTTAGACGGAATTTCTATACCTGCTATACCGTCCTGCGGATCATAAACAAGATTTCTCTCTTTGCCGGACCCTCCGGTTGCGAGTATTGTGTTGGCAATTGGATGTTCAACTCCCGGTCTGTTTACGACAATGTAACCAAATCCGTTACCGTTAGCTTTTTGACGGTCTCTGTGCCGTTCCAATGTTTCAAGATACCCAGATGACATATAGTGCCTTGCTTCTGCACCAAATTCCAGCAAATCATTCAAATCATCATAAATATGTAAATCATTGTGATCCGGGAGGAGATTCGGTAATGCTCCTGTCAGTTCTTCTCCATAGTGTTCTCTGTCAAATGCCATTATATATGTTCTGGGTCTATTCTGCGGAACACCAAATCTTTTTGAATTCCTCACGAAATTACGACCATCATATACGGGTTGTCCGTTTTCATCAAATGTAACGCCGATAACTTTATAGTTCAAGTCCAATTCCAATCTATTGATGATCGTGCGCATCGTATTGCCATTATCATGTCTGATAAGGTTATCTACATTTTCGAGAAAAACACCTCTCGGTCGAGTTCTTTCGATGATTTCTGCAATATGGTTGAAAATAATTCCCTTGGTCTCGTCATTAAAACCCTCTTCAAGACCGGCTCGGCTGAACGTTTGACACGGAAATCCGGCTAACAAAACTTCATATTCAAGTTCATCAACACGATTCTTAAACTCTGCAGATGTCAGATCATTCAGAGGATTTTCACCATACAGATGCTCATATGTTATACAGGCATATTTATCTATTTCTGCTGACAAGACGTTTTCAAAGCGACCTGTCATTTCAAATCCTTTTCTTATACCGCCTATGCCTGCACATAGGTCTATCGTCCTCAATGGCATTATTACTCTCTCTCCTTACAGGCTCTTTCTATAATATCCGCACAATGCGTTACGTTCTTTTTTATTTCGTTACCCCAAAACCGAAGAACCAACCATCCTTCGGTTTCAAGCCTTTCTGTTACCTCTTGGTCGCGCTGTATATTGCGCTCTATTTTTGGAATCCAAAACTCTTGGTGTGATTTAAAATCCTTTTTGCGTTCTTCCCAATTATATCCGTGCCAAAACTCGCTGTCACAGAATACCGCAATCTTTTTACCGATAAATGCAATATCGGGTTTGCCAAAAATTTTGGTTGAATTCTTTCTGTAACGGATACCGCGACTCCAAAGTTCTTTTCGTAACAACAATTCAATTTGCGAATCTTTGTTTTTAACTGCTTGCATATTTCTACGCCTTTGTTCTGGTGTATGCTTATCCATTATATCCCTGCTTAAGTATAATACTTTTAATGTCCCATAAAACGGACTATATTTACCGTTTTAATTATCTTCGTCATTCGGCATATATTGCATTATATCGCCATAATCGGTATTTAAGGTTTCGCAGATCTTATCCAGTACCGTCATAGCCACCGGTTCATCTCTTCTCAGTTTAGTCATTGTATTAGGCGCTAATCCTGCCGCTTTTCTTAAATCGGCTTTACTCATTTTTTTATCTACAAGCAATTTCCAAAGTCTGTTATATGATACCGCCATAATGAAACCTCCCGGTCCAAGTTTGGAATTTATCATATTGTATCATATTATATCAGTTTTTGCAAGATAGTGTCGCAAGATTGTGCGAAAGAATAACGAGAAAAATGATTCTTGTTTATCTTGACTTTTCTCCTCTTTAGAGTGATATATGGTACACCGAAAATTAAGGAGGAGAGTTATGTATAACATCAGCAAAGAAACATTGGAACGCTTACGAAAGGAGTATCCTGCCGGGGAAAGGGTTGAACTTGTGCATATGAACGATCCGTACAATACCAGGTTGTGTCCGGGTGCGAGAGGGACGGTCGTTTCGGTGGATGATATTGGAACCGTTCATGTGCTGTGGGATTGCGGTTCGTCGCTTGGTGTGGTTTATGGTGAAGACCGCTGCCGTGTCATAAAAGCATGATTCAGAATGATTTTATCACGTGCCGGTTGTAAGCGGTTGTTATGAATTCGCAAAAAGCTGTTATGACTTGAAAATACCCTTTGTCGTTGAGAGCGATTATCTCATGACAAAGGGCGTTTTTTTATTTTTGTTCTTTCAGCTTTTTCAAATAAGCTGTTCTAGATTTACGGCGGTTACGCTCTTTTTTGCATTCCGGGTCATCGCAATATTTTTGACGGTTTCCGTTTTTAAAGAATATCTTACCGCAACTTTCGCAAATGCCAAGCGGAGTTTTGCCGCCATCCTCTTTGGTTGGCATTTCGGGTTGTGTGGCCACAAACCTTGCCAAAGCATAATAGGCTGCGTCAAACACGCTTGTGAATCCGGGGAGTATCTTCATCTCTCCAACGTCATCGAGAGTTAATTCCAATGGGAACTTCGGCAATTCCGATAAGAAGTTATCCAATCTGTAAAGGAGCTGCATTTCGGTTAAGGAAACTATATCCGCATATTCCTGAACACGCTTGTTTTTAGGCAACGCTCTGGAGGAGTCAAGGTCGTTTTTGACGTTATAAAAATGAAGTAAGATTTCAGTATCTTCGTATAAGCGTTTTAGATCTGCTGTAATTTTCTCAAGTTTAAATTCACAGCCGTTCAGAACGTTCACCAACACCTCCCAACGATCCTTATCTTGAAGTTGGGCATAATCATATTCCGGGATATTTATAGCCTGCGTACAATACGGGAAAGAGTTTTCTTTGCACCAAGCAATAATATGGTGACACGCCTCCCACTCATCGGCATTCTCGATTTTTAGATAAAGATTGCAAAGAGATAAAAGTAGCTTTTGCCCATCCAATCCATATCCTTCTTGCCACTCGGGAAGTTGTCCCTCTTCCAAAAGAGCACATATAATAGTTTCTCCGCCGCGATGATCCACCTCATATTTGGTGAACTTCGCGGTGATTTTTTTATTCTCGTTTAGGCTCCCTAAATCAAATATTGAAAGACGATCCATATTGCACCTCTATTCTTACCGATAGACTTCACTTTATACCTATCGTTTGACCGTTAGAAAATTGCTTACGGTAATAGTATAGCGTATAATTAAAGCAAATACAAGAGCAAATTACAAAATGCTTTGTATGCGTTCCTTGACAACTGAATCCCACCCACGCAGATATACTGCCGGCACCGTGCCACGATGGTAATACCGGAGCGCAGGTCGGCAGCCGAACTACCAAAGGAGAGACGACTTAGTTCTGCGATGTAGGTGGACAAAATCCAATACTAAAGGAAGGAGTTAAATCAGTATGGAAAAATCAACAATGAGCGTTCAGGAGTTATCCGCTCACATGGGCATCAGCCTCCCAAAGGCATATGAGCTTGTGAAAGAACCGGGATTTCCAACGCTCCGTATCGGCACTCGCATCTTGATTCCGGTTGAAGGTTTTAAGGCTTGGCTCCGAACAAAATCCGAAAGCGGTGATGAATAATGAATGAAAGTATCACCGTGTATTATGCCGACGTGTGCGGCAACCCGCAAAATTGTCAGTATCCCCATAAGGGAACGGCATCCGCTCCCGAAGAACTGAAACGCTGTATGGCTTGGGATCACGTATTCATCCGCTTTAACGGAAGCTACCGAAACAGTAAAAACTTTGAAGAAGCCGTTACCGCTGTTTTTGATTGCGATAACGATTTCACGGAGGATGCTACGAAGTGGATCTCCCCAGAGGATATCTCTCGGCTGTTTCCCAGTGTTTCGTGTGCGGTCAGCACCAGCCGACACCATATGAAACAGAAAGGAAGCAAATCACCACGCCCCAGATTTCACGTCATCTTTGAAATTGAACCTATTACAGATTCTGCGGAATATACCGCTTTTATGAAGTCGGTACAGCAGATGTATCCCTTTTTTGATGATAACGCTCTGGATGCTGCCAGGTTCTTTTTCGGCAATCCCGACACCGAGGTGACTTTCTTTGAAGGCAGCACTACCTTAACCGCATTCATCGAAGAAGAGGCTGCGGAGAGGGCGTTTGCTGAGCTGGGCGAAACCATTTCCGAAGGCAGCCGCAATAACACAATGTCCCTTTTCGCAGGTAAGTTACTTAAACGGCTCGGAGATACAGATGAGGCCCGCAACAAATTTCTTGAACGAGCCGAATCTTGCACACCACCTCTCGAAGAAGGTGAGCTTGAAACCATATGGCAGAGTGCCAGAAAGTTTTATGAAAAGGTATGCTCTCAGCCGGGTTACGTTACTCCCGAGGAGTACAACGCTCCCTCGCCGATAAAGTGGGAGATACCGATACCTTTTGAAAAAGCAAATCTGCCGTCTTTCCCGACGGAGGCTCTGCCGAAGGTTGTCCGTGACTATGTTACGGCGGTAGCGGAAAGCACACAGACTCCCGTGGATATGAGTGCCTCGGCGGCACTTGCCATTCTCGCTCTTTGCGAACAAGGCAAATTTCGTATTCGCGGCAAAGCGGATTGGACAGAACCGCTAAATCTGTTTGTGGTTGTGGTAGCGGAGCCTTCGGAAAGAAAGAGTGCCGTTATCAGCTTGATGACCCGTCCCGTGAATGCCTTTGAAGCGGATTACAACCGACAAAATGCAGCCGATCTTGAAACAAGCAAAATGAATAAGAGAATCTTGGAACGTCGGCAACGCGCCTTGGAGGACAAAGCCGCCAAAGGTAAAATCGAGGACGGTGAACTGGAACAGTTGGCACAGCAGCTTGCAACATATAAGGAAAGGACACCCCTTCGGTTATATGTGGATGACGTTACCACAGAGAAGCTGACCGCTGTTTTGGCAGATGGTGGCGGCAAGGCAGCCATTGTGTCAGCCGAGGGTGGTATCTTCGATATGCTCTCCGGTATCTACAGCAAAAATGTCAATATCGACGTTATGCTCAAGGGTCACTCCGGCGACAGTATCCGTGTGGACCGTATCGGCAGAAACAGCGAAAGTATTATGAATCCTGCGCTGACGGTTCTGCTTACGGTACAGCCGAATGTGCTGTCGGGGATGATGCAAAACGGCACTTTCCGCGGCAGAGGCCTTACAGCAAGATTTCTCTACTGTATGCCGAAATCCATAGTCGGTAAACGCCGCTACCGCACCGAGCCGATTCCTGCCGATATAGCAAGACAGTACGATCTGCTTGTTCAAAATCTCTTGGAAGAAGAACAAGGTGAAACTCCTGAAGAGATTACCTTAACCCCGGAAGCGGATGAAATGCTTGAAGCCTTCTCCTATGAGATAGAAAGCAAACTGAAGACCGAATATGCGGATATGGCAGATTGGGCAGGTAAGCTTGTCGGCGCGGTTCTTCGCATTGCAGGTGTTTTATGCCGAGCCTCGGTTTACCGCAGTAACGGATTCCTGGAATCTGCCGAACCCCTGGTAGTGGATGAAACCACAATGGCAAATGCCATTAAAATCGGTAGGTACTATACCGAACACTCTGCGGCGGCATTCTCCCTTATGGGAGCGGATGCTTTGGTGAAACAAAGTGAGTATATGCTGGAGGCCATTTGCAAAAGCGGTCTTACAGAATTTACCCGCCGTGACATTATGCGACTCTGCCGTAGTTTCAAAACAGCCGATGAAGTACAACCGGTACTGAACCACTTATCTGAATACGGATACATTGCCCCCAAAACAAGCGATGTCCAATCCGGCAAAGGCAGACCTACGGGTCAAACCTATCTTGTCAATCCTTATCTTTATGAAAAAGCATCGTAACAGAGTTTTGTCCTTTATGTCCCTTTGCCCCAAAAGGTATGGGAATGAAGAAAAATATAGAAAAAGTAATCGTTAAACTACTACTTTCTATATACGGATGTTTACCCACACTCCCACGCATACGGACAGCGTGACAAAAAGGACATAAATGTGGAAAGGAGAAAAGGATATGGCAGACATTGATGAAAAGCGGTACACCGCAGTAAAGGTCATACCGCTGAAAGAAGGTAGTGTCACCGTGGCATACGGCAATTATCCCACCGATCCAAGGTGGCATTTACTATATGAAAACCAAAGCAAAACATTCGACAACTTCAGCCAAATTTTCGAGTATTGCAACGCCCGTTTCAAGAACCCCTTCGGCGGAGTCTTATAGTGCGTTGTTCTGATATATGTGACAAAAAAGGACAAAAGGAAAAATTAACGGAAGGAGGTGGAAGTATGTTCAAAACCAAAAGGGATTACGCCCAGGACAAACTCTGCCGTGAAATCGGCAATGGGTGTCGTATTCTTCGCGTTGATGGAGAGCGATGTATTTACCGCGACTTCGGCAACGGATTTAATGTTGAAGTCAGCGGAACACACACCACAAGCAAACGTAGAAAAGCCGTCATCTTTTTGTGGTACGGGAGTGCGTTCACGGTTACGTGCATAAAGGAAGTCCCGTTCTCGGAAATCGGTAATGTGGTAGACAAGCTTTACAATTACACCTGTGAGCTTTGCCGCACCGGTGCCGCCACGGAAAAGAACCTCGGCGAACTCAGGTACGAACGTCCGCAGGTTTGATGCAGATACCTTAGGGGGCTATTCCCTATAAAACTTATGCGAATTTTTGCACGCGACCCCTGGGCCGTTGCCCAGCGTCATAGTCGTAGAGATTTAGACCCCCCTGGGGGTATCGAAATCTCCACAGCTTTTTACTTATGCAACGGGCGTGGGGTCTCACGCAAAAAATCGCAAAATCAAACGGGGTATTAACCCCAATATCAACTAATCAAAAATAATGGAGGAATTAACCATATGAAAACAGCAAGAACCTATGAAGAACTTAAATCCCGTCTGGACGAATTGTCCGGCAAAACCGCTGAAAAGCAGGCGGATAAAACTGCAGAAGCCAAGAAAAAGGCCGAAGCATACAACAACGCTTTCTGGGAAACTATGCACACTGGTATGCCCCAGAATGCCTTAAAGGAAGGTGGTGACGGATCGGGTGGTTACCTTGTCCCCGATACTTATGACGATAGGCTTGTGCAGGCGTTAAAACAAAAGAATGTCCTTCGTCAAATCGCCACCGTCGTTCCTACAACGCAAAAACTGACCATTCCCGTTTCTTTGGGAGGTGAAAACGCAAGCTGGATGCCAGAAAACGAGCCGTACACGTTTTGCGAAGCTGAATTCGGTGAAATCGAGATCGATGCATATAAGCTCGGCAGTTCAATTCTCGTTTCTGATGAACTGCTTGAAGATGGTGGCGTAGACCTTGAAAAATATATCGAGGAAGCCTTTGCATACCGAATCGGCAATGCTGAGGAATCTGCCTTTATTCGCGGAGACGGAAACGGAAAGCCGATTGGTCTTATTCATCAGGCGTCTGTTGGCAAGGTTACGGATGAAATCGGAAAAATCAGTGCGGATGACCTGGTCGATATGGAGTTTTCGTTGGCAGAGCCGTACCGAAAAAATGCGGTGTGGGTTATGTCCAACGATGCATATTGCAGACTTGGACAGCTGCGCCATTATCGCGGCAATCCTATTTGGAGTAACGGACTTGATGAGGAAATGCCTATGAAGCTGTTCGGCTATCCCGTCTACATTTGTAACCATATGGATGATGTCACCCCCGGTAGCATTCCCGTAATGTTCGGTGACTTCAGTTACTACTGGATCGGTGACCGAGGTAAGAGAATCATTAAACGCTTGGTAGAACGTTACGCTGATCACGGTCAGGTTGCCTTTATCACCACCGAGAGAGTGGATGCAAAGCTCGTCCTTCCCGAAGCGGTGAAGATGCTTAAGGTCAAGAGTGATAAGGAATAAGGTTATGTGGGAGGGCGGCTTTCGGGTCGCTCTCCCTTACTCTTGTAGTCATAGGAAGGAGATATGCCATGACACTACAAAACAAAATCGCCATTAATAATATGCGGCTTGAGGGGCATAGCCCTTCCGTGATTGCCGCCACTTTAGGTTTGTCTGCCGGGACCGTCCGTGCTCACATTCACAGATACCCGGAGATACCGAACACCAAGCTTTGCAAGAACTGCGGTAAACCCGTGCTTCAAACAGAAAAACGCCGAGAGAAAAAGTTCTGTTCGGATGCTTGCCGAATGCTGTGGTGGAACACCCACCGGGACTCGGTGAACCGCAAAGCCTATTACAATCTTACCTGCGAATACTGCGGAAAGGAGTTTGAGAGCTATGGTAACAAAAACAGAAAATACTGCAGCCGTGCCTGCTACGTTGCGTCAAGACAAGCAGGATAAATATGCAATCGAGAATATGATGCTGTACCGAACCTCTCTGGCTCTTCTCAAAAGCCTTGCGGAAGACGGCACTTTCACCGAGAAAGAGTATTGTAAGATATCGACAATGCTGTCCCGTAAATACGGTTTATCTTCGGGTAGTATATTTGCGGAATCCGCTTGATATATCCGCCGTTTAGAGCGAATATGTAGTGACCTTAATTGATACAAAGGAGGTATATGTATTGGAAAGGATCGTTACACAGACTCGTTTTGCGAAAACGGAATTGCCGAGAGCAAAACGGGTGGCGGCTTACGCCAGAGTATCCTCCGGTAAGGATGCGATGCTCCACTCACTTTCCGCCCAGGTGAGTTATTACAGCAAATTGATACAGAACCACGGCGGATGGGAGTATGCAGGCGTATACGCCGATGAAGCTTTAACCGGCACAAAGGATAACCGAGAAAACTTTCAAAGGCTCCTTGCGGATTGCCGAAACGGAAAGGTGGATATGATTTTAACCAAGTCCGTTTCGCGCTTCGCAAGGAATACGCTGACCTTACTCGAAACCGTAAGGGAACTAAAGAGCCTGGGTGTGGATGTTTACTTTGAAGAGCAAAATATTCATTCGGCAACCTCGGACGGTGAGCTGATGCTTACAATTCTCGCAAGCTATGCCCAGGAGGAAAGCCTCTCCGCCAGCGAGAATCAAAAGTGGAGGGTACGGCAACAGTTCCAAAACGGAAAACCCTGGCGAGGTTTTATGATGGGTTACCGATACGATGGTGAGAAATACGTCATCGTTCCCGAAGAGGCAGAGGTGGTTCGTTCCATCTTTCGTGACTACCTTGACGGCAAAGGTGTTGCCGCCATTATGAAACGGCTCAACGAAGAAGGAATACTCACGCAGCAAGGCTTTACCTGGCATCAAAGTGCCGTGAGCAGAATCCTTCGCAACTACGCTTACACGGGCAATCTTCTGCTTCAAACCAAATTTCGTGAGAATCACCTCACAAAACGCACACTGGTAAATCACGGAGAACTTCCGCAGTACCACGCAGAGAACACCCACGAGCCGATCATTGATATCGGTACGTATAACTTGGTACAACTGGAAATGGCAAGACGGGCGGAGCGTTTTGCAAAGCCACAAACGAAAACAGAATACCCTTTTACGGGACTTATCACCTGTGCCGGGTGCGGTAAGCACTATCGCAGAAAGATAACGAAAACGGGCCCCGTATGGATATGCGCCACCTACAATACCCTCGGCAAAAAAGTTTGCCCGTCGAAAGCCATCCCCGAACCGACTTTGATGGCACTTGCCGCCGAGATTGATGATTTCAGTAAAATAACGGCAATTACAGCCGACAAAGATAACACCTTGATATTCTCCCTTGAAAACGGAGAAACAATCGTTAAACGATGGAAAGACCGCTCTCGCTCGGAAAGTTGGACACCCGAGATGAGAGCAGCGGTCGGTAAGAAAACAAAAGAAAGGAGTAAGAAAAATGGCAACAGCTAAAAACGTAACCGTAATACCCGCCACACGAAATTTGCACACGGGTATCCCCACTACCTCAAAAGCCAAACGCAAGGTTGCAGGTTATGCCCGTGTGTCCACCGACAGCGATGAACAGTTCACGAGCTACGAGGCGCAGGTGGATTACTACACCAATTACATTAAGAGCCGTCCCGAGTGGGAGTTTGTTGAGGTCTATACGGACGAAGGTATATCCGCGCTCAACACCAAAAAGCGTGACGGCTTTAACCGAATGATAGCCGACGCCCTGAACGGCAAAATCGACCTTATCGTAACCAAGAGCGTAAGTCGCTTTGCCCGTAATACCGTGGACAGCCTCACCACCGTCCGCAAGCTGAAGGACAAGGGCGTTGAGGTGTATTTTGAAAAGGAAAATATATGGACGATGGACTCAAAGGGCGAATTGCTCATCACTATTATGTCATCCCTTGCCCAAGAAGAGAGCCGTTCAATTTCCGAGAACGTAACCTGGGGGCAACGCAAACGCTTTGCTGACGGCAAGGTCAATATGCCGTACAAACAGTTCCTTGGATACAGAAAAGGTGCAGATGGTCTGCCCGAGATCGTTCCCGAAGAGGCAGAAATCGTCCGCACCATTTACCGAATGTTTGTGGAAGGTAGGTCCGTAGGCTCTATCGCAAAGCACTTGACCAAAAATGGTATACCCACGCCATCCGGGAAAGCGGTATGGCAAAGACATACGATTGAGAGCATCCTTCAAAACGAGAAATACAAAGGCGCGGCACTTTTGCAGAAGAAATACACCGTGGATTTTCTGCAGAAAAAGATGAAGGTCAACGAGGGTGAGGTCCCGCAGTATTATGTGGAACACAGCCATCCTGCCATCATCGCACCGGAAGAATGGGAACGGGTTCAGTTGGAACTGAAACGCAGAAAGGACAGCGGCAGACGCACCTTTTCCACCAGTCCCTTTGCCGGGAAACTCATCTGCGGAGATTGCAGAGAGATCTTCGGCTCAAAGGTGTGGCACTCAAACAGCAAATACCGCCGAACAATATGGCAATGCAATGCAAAATTCAAGGGTGACACCATATGCACTACACCGCATTTATATGAGGATGACATCAAGGAACTGTTCGTAGTAGCGTTAAGCAAGTTGCTTGTGGATCGCGAAGCACTCCTTGAGGATGGTAGGCTCATCCGTCACGAGCTTATGGACACCGCTGCGATTGATACCGAGTGCGAGGAACTCCTCCAGGAGATGGACGTGGTCGCAGGCCTTATCCAAAAGTGGATTAACGAAAATGCGGTGAATGCTATCGACCAGGATGAATATATCAGCCGGTATAATTCCCTGGTGGAACGCCACGAAAAGGCACAAAACCGCTATGACACCTTGCAGAAAAAACGTGACCGCAGGCGCATCCAGGCAGATATTATGAGCGGATTCCTTTTCGCAATTACCGAATTGGACACCCTCCAACTTCAATTCAACCCAGCCCTCTGGCATACCACCATCGACCACGTAACCGTGTACGCAGATGAACGATTAGTATTTCATTTCAAAAACGGCAGCGAGGTTGAGGTGAGATTGTAAACAAATACTTTTATTTAAGAGTCGACTACAATGATGGTCGGCTCTTTTTGTGTTCGAATAATTGAAAAATGAAAAAAATATGGTATAATTAACATACGATTATTTGAGGAGGAGTACCATGGGAATACGTGCATTTTTTCATAAAATAAAAATGGGCTTTGTACGCGCTGGGGAGTCCTCCATTCCATATGTCAGCGAAGCAAAACGCTACGGCAATTACGGTGAAGATGAATTTACATATATGCTCCGTCGTGAATTACCCTCCTGCAAAATCAAAAGAAATGTTGTGATTTCTACGTCAGAAGGTAATGCTGAAATTGATTGCTTGGTATTTTATCAAAACAAGCTATTTGCCATAGAAGTTAAGCGTTGGAAGGGGCGCCTCACCGAACGAGAAAACGGCTTTTTACAGGAGAAAACCGACCGTTGGACGGGCGAAACACATACGAAGTATTTGAAATCACCGTTCAAGCAGCTCGGCAGAGCCATATATCTTTTGAGAAAGCAGATCCCTATCAAGGCTTGGATTAATGCCGTTGTGTTCTTTGAAGACGATGAGCTTGAGTCTATTTCTACGTGTTCGGATACCATATGGTTTGACCGTTGCCAAGACCTTGTGAGTTACATCCGCAATGAAGGTAAAACTTCTTTCGGCACAAGTGCAAACGACTTTTTCAGCAAATGTGTTCCCGCCGACTACCTATACGCCAATGCTTGGGGGAAATCCTTGCATTGCATCATTAATCGCACCTTGCTCCAATTCAAAACACCGCAAGGTATTATTTCGGCTGACAATATTATCTCAATTCGCATCTGCCACCACTGGTCTTATGACGAATTGCATATTCAAATGACGAACGGAGCGGAGAATATTCTTTCACTTGAAAACGCAAAAATACAAGTAAACGATAACGGGTGCATAAGCAGTTACGCTCTTTGCAAATTGGACTATATTGAACTTGGCAGAACGCTAATTCAGTAG